GTTGTTTCTCTTCTTTTATTTTGCCGGTTTGATCTGGAGTTTTAATTTGAAACTCACTAAAACTTCCCGGCTTTGCATATGTCTTGTAATTTTTTGGCATAATCAGAAAGTTTTATGTTCTAAATCCAGCAACTGTACTTGCAAGGTTCAGGCTATTACGGAAGAATGCACCAGCAATGTTAGCTTGATATGGAATGCTCTCCATAGGCTTAGGACCTTGCTTAGGCTTGTAAACGTCTTGCCATTCAGGTCTTGGCAGTGCAATAGGCCGCGGAATCGGCGGTGCAATCGTCGGTTTCAACAAAATACTTGCTTCTGCATCGAGGTCTGCTTGAAGGCGTTGCATTTTAATTTGCCGACGAGAAAGTCTATCAGCAGCTACTAAATTATTACCACTTAGTTCAAGTGCTAGATTATCTTGCATGTTTTGATGACGAGACGTAAGTAGTTCCATGTCTACTTGTGAAACCCCATTCATAAGCTCCTCTACAATCTCTGACTCAACAGCATTAGCTTCAGCCTGGATTGCATTTAATGTCTTTGCACTGGAACGTCCACTTTGGCCTCTCGAAGAAACTTCACCTCTAGATTTCAAAGCAGCGATATTTGATTTCCTAAGCTGTGAAGCAGCTTGTGATTTTAGACCTCTTTTTTTAAGAAGCAGTCCGTGAGATTGAGCAGTATAGTTGAGGAGAGTTTCTTGTTCATTCAACTCTAACTCAATCTGCTGTTCCATCAAATTGCGATCTTGCTGCAGATTAGCAAAATCAGATGAAACCTCATTAAAGGCTTTTTGATTGGTAGCTTGTGTAAGTGATTGATTATAAGCACGCATATCTTGCGCAAACTCATAATCACGTATACCCATCGCGTAATCATATTCTTGCTGCTGAGCATCCTCTTGTCTTTTTAGCTCAGCTTCAAGGTTTCTTTGTGCAATCTTGAGGCTGCCTTTTTCGTGCTTATAGCGCCTCTTAATTTCGTCACCTTCATATTTATAAACTTTTTTATTATATTTATTAGTTTCGCTGGCTACTTTTTTAGCGTAGTCGTTTTGTGTAGACGCACCGCCTGTAAAAATGTCCGCAATAGTACCAAATATATGTAACTCAACTCCAGACTCTTTAAGTTGTTGGTCAAGTATATTTTCTTTTGGGTTGAACATCAAGCCCTCCTATAGAATCGCGGTGTATATTGTCCTTCCCACATCATTGCATTTACAGCAACAGGAAAAGGTGAGTTGTTAAACATTTTAAGTCTAAAGTTTTCAGTGCGTTGATGGATGGGAATAGTGAATACAGTATTGTTATTAAGAGGTACGTCGTTTGCCAGGTATTGATTAGAGTCTGACACAGGTTGTACGTCGAACCACTCATCAATGTAGAACTTAATCGCAGCGTTGTTAGCAGGAGCAGTGGTGAAGACAATAGTAGTGTCATTAGTAAAACTGAATGCTGTCTCATTGACACCGTTAACACTGACTTTCACATCAGACCTATCGACAAAATCAAGGTCACGTTTGTTGTAAGTAAATGTTTTAAGACCACTATAAGTGCCCGTCACATCAGTAGCTGTACCCGCATTGGCGGCAGAGATAGTGATAACATCATTATCTACATAACCAGAACCTTGCTCATTAATCGTGATAGCAGTAACAACACCACCAGATGCTGTTAAATTGACTGTCATGCCAGTACCACTGCCACTTGTTGTTGTAGGTAATTTGGTTCTGTCCGCAGCTCCAGATGAACCATTACCAGTAATAGTGATTGTCTCCTTACCGGTAAACTCAACACTGTATGGCAACCTGCCTTTTTGTTTTAGCTTGAAAGACATCATACCTGACAAACCAATTGCAAATTTCATACGTGCAATAGTTAGATTAGCTGTAAAATCTGTAATTCTATTATCAGATCGGTAGTATGTTCGAGGTAGCTCTACATCAAAATTATACTTAAATCCGACAATCACATCACCAGCAACGTCGAGTGCACCTTCACCAGAAGCTGTCAAATTTTTGTTGGGGATAATGAAGAAAGCCTCAGTGCTGGGTGAATTTGGGCCATTTGTATCTGAACCACGTTCTGGTGTGATAGTAAAGCCTGATTCAACAAATGTACCACCACTGGTATCACCCTTAACAACAATAATTGGTGTAAGTGAAGTAACGTCATTGTATGGTAGATAGCATTTAGTACGATCATTAGCTGCGTCGTAAATGACTGCACTAGATGCAATGTTTTTGTACAGGTCAATAGAAGGGTTAACTTTTTTACCTTCGTTGTCCACAATAATTGCCTGCTCTGGGCTCTGACTAAGTGCAGATTTCAATAACGTGAATTGGTTTCCTTGCTTAGTAACGGCATACATGTCGTCAGAGTCAGTTGCAAGGAATTGAACAGTCCCTGGCATCAACCAACTTACCCACGCCTCCATCAAGTTTTTTTCTCCGTCGTTATAGTAACGGAACAAAAACACTTCATTTAAACTCTGACCACTTAATGCAATCATAGAGTTTTGTGGGCTAGAAATCATCAGATCAATATCTGGTGAAATCCATTCCTTGACTACACGTGAAGTGTCTAAGACCTGCGGGTTTTCTTGCTGACCACGCGTAATCATACTAAACACACGGCTATAACCAGGTGTTTTACTGACAAAGTTGATGTTAGAACCGACGTCTACAGGGTGAATATCTCGATCCATCTGAAAGTTGGATAGAGTCCTGATTGTTGCCAGTGCAGGTGTCAGCACACCAGTGTCAGAAAATAGGATAAACTGCTGGTTTTCACTAAACAATACAACACCTTGAGCTGTAGGCAGCACAGCACTCAGTGACGTAGGTCGAATAGAAGAGCAGCTAATGTCAATGGGGTCAGAGTCAATAACTGTCTGAGCCGTGGTAAAGAAGAAATTATAAAAATCACCTGACCGACTCATGATGACATGGTCACCAGAAATAAATCCTAAACGATTGTTGTGGAAAAATCCACCTGAAATTTTATTACCTACAAAACTAGGTTGTGAGTTTGTTGTATCGTCACCTACTTGCCTGTCAACATAGTTGATTTCTCGAAAAACAAACGTATCAGTAGCTGTGTTAACCAATTCGTGTGGCATTGTAGAGTTATCAAGACCAAGAGAGACTGTTGGGTTAATCGTCTCTTCCCAATAACCTTCACCACCAATACCATCGTGCGCTACAAACTTAACCCAATAATCAGCATCGTTTGCACCGGTCAGTACAACTTGGATAATTCTGCCATGTCTAGACTGAACAGGCAAGTCAGCAGTCGTTGTAACAACATCTTCAATTGCAAGCAAGTCAAGGTTGTTGATACCACCTTCTGCATGGACATCCATGTCAGCAGTGTGTACAAGCTCTAGTTCGTTAGCAAACTGACTAACAGTAATACCAGCATGATCACCGGTCATTGCTTCAATGTCTGTCTTCAAGTCATTCAAGACCTCTGTTGCATCACTTGAAGCGGTAGCTGTAAAGGTTGCTGTCTGCTTTGTGTTGTTGACAGTGATTTCGACTGTGTACGTAGCACCGTTAACCACGCTACCAAGGACAATAGACACTGACCTATGTGGATCATAGTTAGAGTCAGTTACAGCAGAGTCAGCACTAACGTTGTCTTTGCTGTTGATAATGATACTGGTGTCTTGGACAGTAATGATTTCGTAGTTATTTTTAGTGCCGTCTAGGTATCCAGTACCATTAGGAAACGTAACTGTAGCTGCGGTGCCCGTAACTGCATTCCAAATGTCGATGTCAGTACCTTTAATTACACCAATGTATTCCTCATCGTTATCACGTTTGATGTAAAACCACTTACCGTCATCGTATGTAGTACCGGTGCCAAGGTTGAGAATATGCTCAAAACCAGGCCGTTTGGTAAGTCCATATGTAGCATCAGGAAATCCGTTGTAACACTCACGGACTTGGCCTGGCAGCATTTTATCATCTGATTGTTTAGATACGCCACCAAGGTAGCTTCCAATCCGTTGAGTGACTGATACCATTTATCGATAAAGTGCGTTGTAAGGTTGATAGCTTTGGTAACGATTCGTCTCTCCAGAATGACCGAAGAAAGTGAAGTCACCTTGATTGCATTCATACTCCATAGCCATAGCTCTGGTAAATGCTTCTTTTTGTTGTAGGATTTGATATTGATTTGTGTCACCAACAATGCGGCTAGACACAATAGAAGCTGCCCGTGCAGTAATAAAATCTGCAATAGGTTTGGGAAGATCTACCCAATCGAACAACCAGACAATGTCACATTCAATGTCTTGATCAAACGTGTACTTGTGGTGTGCTTTGTCGTACAGCTTACCGCTACGACGAATGACGTCGAGTTCTACATTAGCTGCATTAGTTGTGGCGTCAATCTGCAGTACGTTGTTCGGGATAAGAATTTCGTTATCAGTATTGCGGATCATTTTATAATGACCCTCTTTGTTAAATGTCCATCCCTCCGCCTGTACTTCCCGTGA